ATTAGATTAACTACTACAGGTGATCTTGAATCTATCTTTGGTCAATTGGACAGAGGTTTAGAAAGAAAAGGTTCTTTTTTCCACAGAACAATAGCTAAGATGTTAGAGTCATCTCCTGTTTTCGCTATCAATCTTTTAACTACAGATGATACATTAGATTTAATTGAATATAAATCTTTATCAGCATCTTCAGGATATGTAAATGATATAGAAAGAGAAGGACCTTATAGAAGATTCTTTGATACTACTGGATTCTGGAAAAGAGACGCTGAGTCTTTCATGAATCTTACAAAAAGTAATGTTGGATATTCTGAAAGAGCATTCAGCTTAACAAACTTATCTGATAAGTATGTTACTGCATTTGTAGTAAAAAGTGCTAGAACTGGATTTGATAGAACATTAATCGAATGGTATGGTTCTATTGAAAAACTTCCAGCATATGTTAATGCTAATGACTTCGCATCTGACTATTTAGTTGATGTTATCGTTGTTAGTGGTGACTGGTCAAATTATCAAGAATTGGCAATTGATACAAGATGGAGTGCTTACTTTAACGCATCTGGTTTAGTTAAAACTCAATTAAGATCTTTCGCTAATGATAGAAATGTTACATTGTTAGCATACTACGAAGGATTGTCATTGATTCCATATTTTAGAGATTCAAACGGAACAAACATATTTATTGAAACTACAATTAACAGAGATACTGATAGAACTGGATTATTCTGTTCATTCAATGCTGATTTAGTTGAAACAGACTATTACAATGGTTTATTAGACTTAGTTGGTAATACAATAGCTGGTGAGAATGAGACTGATATTGAATTCTTATCTTATAAAGAAACTATAGCTGAATCAATTGAGATTACAGCAGTTCCTCTTGATTTACCAGGTAACGTAACAGCTGTCTTAGGTGGTAGTTTTAGTTATGTTCAATTTCCACACGCATTTGACTCAAGTTTACCAGGAGATAGTCCTGTATCAAGTGGTGTTATAGATGCTAGTAACTTCGATAATAGAACTTCTTGGTTTGGTGAGAATTATGTTCATAATGTTGTTCAAGACTCAACAGTTTCAGCAGCATCTGCATCAATATCTATATCATATAATGTTGCATCTGGAGCATTTGCTGTAATTGGTGATAAAGAAGTTCCTGTTTCTGGAACAACATCATTAGTAATAACAGCTAGTGATTATGCTTTTTCAGGATCACAATTAACATTTGCATCTGTATTCACACTTGATTCAACAGGTGAGATTTCAGTAACAAGTAATTTGGTTGGTAGTCCAGCAGGAACACCAGCGAATCCAACGGTTGCTTTAAGTGACATCGTTCTTGGATACGCTACATTTAGTATGATAAATCAACAAATTATCCCAACATCTGTAAAAATAAATCCAGTAAATATTGGAACAAGTAGTACAACATCAGGTTTTGTTGATTACAAATTTGGAACATCAATTACAGATGATTATTTTATCGCAACACAAAGTACAGCAGGTTCAATTAAAGTTGAGTTCCAAAACACGAACACATCTGCATCACCAGCTAACTACAAACAATATAGAAGATTTAAGATGTTCTATAAATTAGTTGACCTAATTAGTTCATCTAATAAAGATAAAATGTCTATATGTTTAGGTCCAAATCTTGGATATAGAAAAGTAAGTCTTTCATCAATGACTATAACTGATATTGTTGCAACAACAACAACATCAAACAAATCATTTGTATTAAACACTGGTTTAACTAATGTTGAATTAGCTGATGTATTGAAAGGTTACTTATCATTCTACACAGTAGATAACGAGTTTATCCTTGGTACTGATTCTGTATCTACAAAAGAAGCACAACCAACAGGTACTAATGGTGTTGTTGGTAGATACTCTAAATTCTACTCAAGATACTTTGATGGAATAATTAATACAGGAGATTACTTCTACTCAAATAAAATTACAATCGCTCCACCATTTGCGGTTGGAGATACAGTAAATGTAATATTCATTGATGGTGAAGATAATACAAATGGTGGAACAAATATGGGACCTACTTCTTCATTCGCTGGAAATAATTATGTAGTGATTGAAAGTTCAGTTGACCCAGCATGGGGTACTTATGACCAATTTATAGTTCCTAATTCAGAAAAGAATACGGGTACATTTACTATCATAGATACCGATTCGTCATTAGCTTCAGACCTTGGATATGGTGCTGGATACTACGCATATGGAGTAACTGAAGAAGTAGTATATGAAGAATTATTTAATGTAAATACTATATTTGATTACAATATCAAACATTACTTAAAAATGTATTTAGATAATGATGGAGTTTTAGAAGTTGAGTTCAAAGATGAAACGTTCACAGCAACTGAGCCGGTAGATGTAACATCAAATAATACATTCTTTATTCAATCAGCTAAATCAAACTTCAAACAAACAATCGAAGTTGAATTACCAGCTGGATATATTCAAGTACCTAATAAGATACTTGTAACAGGAACAAGATACACTGAAGTAAGAGTTGGTGACTTCTTATCAGCATACTATGACTCAAGTTTATTAGCAATTGGTGAAGTCCCAAGAAAACTTACAAGAATTCTTTCTAAAAGACAATATAGTGGAGATCCTACTTTAGTTGAAATCACTTGTGACTCTAGAATCGCAACAAGTTATAGTGGTTCAGCATTACAAGCTACAAGATATACTTCTGTTGACAATTACGCAACAACTTACAAGGCAATATCTCTTAAAGGATTTAGAATTAGACAAGCATCTTTACCTGATGGAACTGAAGCTAGACAAAACTCTATTCTTAACTTAGTTGCTAAAGGAACACCATTGTTCAAAGCAGTAACTAATAAAGAAGCAATTGACTTTAGATATTTAATAGATTCATTTGGACTTGGTCTGACTGAAAGATCTAAACAACAATTGGTTGATATATGTGGTGATAGATTAGACGCATTTGGTGTCTTAAACATGCCTTCGATGAAGTCATTCAAAAACTCATCTTCTCCATCTTTTGTTAACTCTGAAGGAGTTTTACAATTAGAGTATGTAGCGAGTGGAGGAGACCCTGAAAGTTCACCAGCATTCCTTTACTCATTCGGTGACGGAGCAGGTTCAACTTGTGTTGGTTACTTTATGCCGTATGTAGTTACAAATGATAATGGTAGACCAGTTGATGTTCCACCAGCAGCATGGGTAGCAACTACATATATGAGAAAACAAAACTCAAATGCAAGTGGTATAACTCCTTGGACAATTGCAGCGGGTGTTACTAATGGTAGAATCACTAACATCGTGGAAACTGAAATGGATTTTACTTTAACTGATATCGAATATATTAACCAAGCTCAAATGAACCCTATCGTGTTCAAGAGAAATAGAGGAAATGTAATTGAGACTGAAAACACAGCTCAAACACTTTACAAATCAGCTCTTTCTTACATTCACGTTAGAGAGGTCCTTATCGAACTTGAAAGAGAATTATCAAGTATGTTATTAGACTTCCAATGGAAATTTAATACACCTGATATTAGAGCTGAGATTAAACTTAGAGCTGACGTAATTTGTGAGACTTACGTTTCTAGAAATGGTTTATTTAACTACTTCAATAAAATGGATGAGGAAAATAACACTAATGAGATTATCGATAACCAAATTGGTGTCCTTGATACATATGTTGAACCAATCAAAGGTATGGGAATAATTGTGAATAACATTACAATTCTTAGAACTGGAGCAATCAACGCAGGTGGTTTCATGAATGGATAATAAATAATAAAAAATAAAAAAACCAGATAGAAATATCTGGTTTTTTTATTTTAAAATAGTTAAACTTTCTACTCTTTTTTAGTTATAAAACTAACGATAAAAATATATTTGTTCAAAAAACAGAAGAGAGAACGAATACTAATATATAATAAAATAAAAAATAATTACACAATATGTCTAATGAAAACGAAATGAGTGAAGAAGAATACCTTAAGAAACATCTTAGTGGTATAGATAGCTCAAGTAATAACTCACAAAACTCTGATATCCCGTTTGTAGCTCAACCAAAAGTTGATAATACAAGAACAACTGACCTTCAGTATTTTAACTTCAATATTGAAGAGTTACCTTGTGGTGATTTCTACCCAACTGGCACACTATTTATGGTAAGACCAGCAAAAGTAAGAGAAATTCAAGCATATTCAATGGTTGATGATAATAACTTTTATGATATAGTAGAAAAAATGAATGATATGTTACAATCTTGTGTAAGAATTAAATACTCAGATGGTAAAATAGGTTCTTATCTAGAAGTGAAAGACCAAGATAGATTATATTTACTATTCTTAATAAGAGAACTTACTTTCCAACAAGGAAATACATTAACAATTCCAGCGAAATGTGGAGTTTGTTCTACTGAATTATCAATTGATCTTAAAAGAGAAAACTTTACTTTCCATGATGTTGATGAAAAATTGGATAGATATTTCAGTTTATCTGATAGAACATATCACTTTTCTACAGTAAACGGAAGAAACTTTGAATTAACACCACCAAATATTGGTCTTCAAAAAGCTTTCACAGATTATATCTTAAGAGAGAATAATGAGAAAAGAACTCCAAATCTTTCTTTCTTAAAGATTATTCCTTTTATGTTAGGTGGAAGAACTACAATTACATATGAAGGAATCAAAGCTAAACTTAAAGAGTTTGAAGAAATAGATGATATTTCATTCCAATTCCTAAACGCAGCTGTAAGTAAAATGACTTTTGGTATCAAGGAATTGAAGAAAACCTGTACGTGTGGTGAGGAGGTCCACACAGATATGCAATTTCCCAACGGAGCCTCAGGTATTTTCATTATTCACGATGCCTTTGAAGCATATATTAAAGAATAAGTTATTGCTACAAAAACATTTCAAAACTCAAGAAATATCAATGGATGAGTGGCCATTTTGGATGTTTGAAGAAAACATAAAACTGGTAAACGAAATCATAGAAGAGGAAGATTCAGAGAAAAAGAAACAAGAAGGAGAACAATCAAAAGGAATGCCGAACTTCGACGCAAACTCAATGATGAAAAACGCATCTAGTTTCTCAAGTAACATACCCAAATTTTAATTAAAATAAAAACCCACTTCGGTGGGTTTTTTTATGCAACAAAAAGGCATAAAAAAACCATCAATTTTTATTGATGGTTTTTAATTAATATTTAAATGTTATTGACCATATCCAGAAACTAGTGGATTAGTAATTGTAAAGTCATTATCAATATATTCATCAATAAAGTAGTCATAGATAAAGTCAGCTTGAAGATTCTCCATAATGTTATTAGAAGACCAGTCAAGTGCGTAACCAGCTAATTGTTTGATTTGTACGTTTTGATAAGTAACACGTCTTAATACAACACCTTTTTTATCATGTTGATTAACGATAACTGTACCAATGATATCACTCTTATAGTGTAATGAACCATTTTGAGAATTGAATACTAAATCGTACCAAGCTTTCAAAGCATTCCATACCTCCATCGAACCTGCTTGATTTACGTTAACATTGAATTTAATGTTAAATTCACCAGCGGTTTTAGTTGGAGTTGTCAAAAATTGACGAGTTGAATACTTGAATCTTTGTTCTTTGATACCAACGTCAAATTGAGTTAAGTTCATATCAATATTAAGTGCGTTTTGTAATAACAAAACTGGGTTTCTCCCTTGAGCAACCAAAATTGTAGGTAAAACGAATGTCACCTCAAATAAGTTAAGGTAAACTACTTCATCCGGAAATGTTCCAGGTCCACCTGGAGATCCTACATTTATCAACTGTGTATAATGTGGTAATGGCATATTTTTTTTAATTATTTTTTATAAGTTATATATTTTAATTTTTACTTCCTTTATCTCTATTTTGAAAATTATGTTGTAAAAAATGCCATTTCCACTATTTAATAAATAGTATATATGAATTGTAATTATAGATACTGTAATAAAGAAATTGTTTGGGGTAGACCAGATAGAAAGTTTTGTAACAAAAATTGCAAGTCAAAAGAAAATGCCATAATAAAAGAACTAAAGTCACTTAATAGAAGAAACAAGGGAAATAAAGACTTTGTAGAAAAATCAAATATTAAACATAACTATAAG